ATTAGTAGAACCTACAATTCAGGACTATGGAGTTATTGACTGGGATGCTGAATTAGCCCGCAGTGAAACTGAAGTCAAAAGAGTCCTTAAAGTTCGCTGGTGGCAAGGATATGCCCGTGCAAGAGATATCGTTACAGACATTGACTTTGACAAATTAGACGACAGTCAATGGACACAGGCCACTGTGTATCACGCCATGGCCTATCACATCTCCCCCAAACTAACACAATTTTCTCCAGAGCGCGACAAGTTCCGCGAAATGATGGACTATTACCAAGGTCGGTTTGAACACGAAATGGATCTCTGCATTCGTGAAGGTGTCAAGTATGACCTTGATGGTGACAGCACCTATGAATACAAAACAGAAGTGCAGGGTCGTGACAATACGAGACTACGCAGATGAACACCAGTTCTAGTCTTAGACAACAAATTGCTGATGAGATTGTGGCAAGGATTCGAGAAATCGAAGAACCTAGACCAGTGTTGGTCACCAAAGAACCTTTTGAAGTAGACAAACTGGCCATAACACAATTTCCAGCCGCATTGGTGACCATGCGTGAAGAAACAAGAGAAACAGTGACCATGGGTTTTCCAGGTGCGGGTCGCAGACAGGGCACACTGCGTTTTGAGATTAGAGTGTTTGTGCGTGGTGTAGAATTAGACAACAGACGCAACACCATATTAGAAGCCATGGAAGAAGCCATAGAAACAGATCGCTATCTAGGTCTAAAGTCTAATGGTGTCACTGACAGTCAAATCATTACAATAGGTATTATTGACCGTCAACCACCATTGGCAGAAATGCTAATTGAATTAGAAGTTCGTTATAACTATCTAAGGGGTAACACATGATTGTAGAATTAGAAAAACAGACCATTAAGGTCACAAAACAGGGTGAAGTGCGTGAAGTCAAAACATCACGCTTAGAAGAATATTTGAATTCTGGTTGGCAACAATCAAGTTCAATAGTGGGCGAAGAGGTCATCCGTCTCAAGCCACCGGCGAAGAAATCCAAGGCCGCCGAACCAATAGCCGAGGAAGCCAACGATAACATTCAAGGAGATTAATCATGGCAATTTTAACAGGAAATGACGGAAAAGTGCGAGTAGGATCCACTGACCTCGCAGCCGTTCGCAGTTTTACTATTGAACAAACAGCAGATACTATTGAAACCAGTTCAATGGGCACTGATGTTCGCACCTATGTCAAAGGTATGAGCACATGGAGTGGTTCAGCAGACATCTATTTTGATGAAGCAGAAACCAACAGTCTTAGTGCTACACTTAATATGTGTGCAAGTGGTCACGCAGTTGGTGGCGCCGCAAGCGCAATCAAATTAGTGTTGCAAGATGGTGGTGGTGATGACAAGTGGTTTCAAGGCAATGTCTTGATCACTGGTTTTTCAGTAAACAGTTCAATGGATGGTTTGGTAGAGGCTTCAATCTCTTTCCAAGGTTCTGGTCCAATTGTTTACACAATCGCAGGTTCATACACAACCTAATATGACCTTTAAAGTAACTGTGATTGGCATTGATTCTGCTATTAGGCAGATTGATGACGACTTTAGGAGCGAAATAAAAAGGTTAGGACAGTCAGTGTTCACGGAAGTAAAAAAGCGAACTCCTGTGGACACTGGCACTGCACGAGCAGGTTGGAAAAGTAAAAATAATTCGCAAGGATTTGAAATTTCCAACCAAGTGCCTTATATCGGTGTATTAGATAAAGGAAGGCACATGACCAGTCGTGGTCTGCGAGGCAGTAAACAAGCACCTCAAGGTATTATCGGTCCAAGTTTAAAATCAATTAAAGGAAAAAATTAAATGTCAAAAGCAATAGAAAAAGCCACAGCACATTTTCGCAATAAAATATCAGGTGAGATGAAAAAAATCACAGTTCCTGAATGGGAAACTGATATTTGGTTTAAAGAAGCAAACACTCTCAAAGAAGAAAGTAAACTTATAGAATTAGCACAACAAGGCAAGACAGTAGAAGCACTGGTTGAAACATTAATTGTTAAGGCCCGCAACGAAGATGGAACCAAGATGTTTACATTGCCAGACAAAGTAACATTCATGAACGAAGTAGATCCTAATGTTGTAATTCGTATTGTAGGCGAAATGAATCTTGCTAATATGCAATTTAATGATCAGGCCGAAGTAGAAAAAAACTAAAAGGCGATCCAGATTTGATGTTTGCTTATAGACTGGCAAAAGATCTGGGTCGCACAGTAGAAGAAATTTTGGAAATGACCACAGCAGAATTTGCAGGTTGGGCGGCATTTTACAAAATAGAATACGAAGAGCACAAAAAGATGATGCAAAGGAGCAGAGGTGGCAGATAGTCAAATTAAAATAACGGCGGATACCAGTCAAGCGCAGGCTGCGATTAGAGGTCTAACTGATCGTCTTGATGCCATCCAAGGTAACACACGCCAGGCCAGTCGTGCCATGGATAGTCTCAGTGACAGCACGAATTTAGCCACTCGTGCTTTTGGTGCTCTTGCTGGGGTGATTGGTGTAACACAACTGGCTAATCTAGCAGATGCGGCTACCAATGTTAATAACAAACTTAAAACATTAACAGAACAAAACATCAATGCTCAAAAAGGATTTCAAGACGTAGGTCGTATTGCTAATCTCACAGGTCAGCGATTTGAAGCCGTAGGTGATCTGTATCAAAAGATTGGTTTGCAGGCTAATGCACTAGGACTAAGTCAAACTGAAGTTTCAAGAATCACTGAAAACTTTTCAAAGGCCTTGGCAGTTACAGGAACCACTGGCTCAGCGGCAGCAAGTGCTATCTATCAATTTGGACAAGCCATTGGTCGTGGTAAAGTAGCCTACGAAGATATTCGTCAACTACAAGAAAGTTCAGCAGGCACTGTGGCATTACTAGGCAAACAATTTGGCATGACTGCCAATGAATTTGTTCAAGCAGTTCAACAACAAAAAATCAGCGGTGAACAACTAGCATTGGCCATGAATGGTCTAGGCAAGGATGTTGATGGCACCTTTAGCAACATGAACAAGAGCATTGGTCAAAGTCTAGAAAACATTAGAACTAACTTTATCTTGATGTTGGATAGATTTGAACAACGCACTGGTGTGTTCAACAGCATTGCTAAAATTCTTAAAGTAGTCGCTGACAACATTGACACAGTGGTCATTGCTGGCACTGCTTTCTTTGCGGTGTTTGCTGTTAAGAAAATAATAGACATTGCCACAGCATTCGGAAGTTTAAACGCAGTAATTAAACGCAATCCAATAATCTTTGGTGCCACTGTTGCTGGAACTGGCGGTAGTTGGCTTTATGAAAAATTCTTTGGTAAAAACACTGCGGAAGAAATTGTTGAAGATATTGAAAAAGTTGAGACTACTGTTAGAGGTGTCGATGACGCTCGTAAAAAGACTCAGGCTGAAATAACTAAAGAACAAACTGCTGGCTTAGAAGCATTTTTCCGTAAAATAGATGCACAACAAAAAGCCGCTAGCCTAAGTGGTCAAGAGTTAGCCATTCAAAAATTAATCAGTGCGGCTGCTGAAGATCTTAAACTAAAAGAAAACGAATTAAGTGCCACAATAAGAAATAGAGTTACCCAGCGTGCCATTGAAATCTATCGACAAGAACAAAGCAAGAAAAATGCTGAATTGACCAATAAAGCAGAAGCACAGAGAAATGAAAGTCTGCGACAAGCCACAATAAATCTTGATGATCAACTAGTGCTGAGCAAAATGCTTACACAAGAACAACAAATTGAAGGTCAGATACGATCAATTAATCGTAGTCTAGTTCGTGAAATACGCAATGAGCAAGGCACACTATTAGGTTATACTAAAGGTATGTCAGCAGAAGAAGAGCGTATTACTAGAGAAAAATTAAAACAAATTGCAATCAATAGAGAAACAATGGCTATTGATGATGCTCGCAGACAAATGTTAGGTCAAATGACCAAATTAGAATCTGTTAATCGAGGCATCGGTGTTCAACAGCGTGTGAATCCTGATCAACAATTAACACAACAATTACAAATGGATCTCGCTAGTCAAAAAACTTTATTAGATACAAAACTTATCAACGAAGAAGCATATCAAAATAATGTTTTTAGATTGCGTCAAGAATATGCTAGAAGATCTAATGAATTGTTTATTCAACAAACTCAAATTGAGCGTGATTCGCGTCAGACACAAATTCAAGTAGAACAACAGCGTCTAGGCAAGACACAGGCACAGGCCAAAGACTATGCTGAGTTCATGATGAAGACTGAACAGCAAAAGACTCAGTTTGCTCTTGAATCAGCAGGTCAGATGTTTAGTGCTTTAGGTGCACAGAACAAGAAAGCATTTGAAGCAGCCAAGGCATTTAACATTGCCAATGCTATCATGAACACCTACATGGCTGCTACCAAAGCAATGGCAAGTTATCCATTCCCATTCAGTCTTATTGCCGCAGGTGCCGCAGTGGCCATGGGTCTTGCACAGGTAGCACAGATCCGCAGTCAACAATATTCAGGCAGGGCATTGGGTGGTCCAGTTATGGGCGGTCAGACATACATGGTTGGTGAAAGCGGACCAGAATTGTTTACACCCAACACCACTGGCAGTATTACACGCAACAGTGACCTAGGTGGCGGCGGCCCAGTAAGTGTTACATTCAACATCATGGCCAATGACACAGCGGGCTTTGATGACTTGCTGTTAAGTCGCAGAGGATTAATACGCAGTGTGATCAGTGATGCCATGTTAGAATCAGGAAGAAGAGGATAAAGAAATGAGTGGAACATATCCAGCAACACCAGAATTTAGCAGTGTTGATTTTAAAATTAACACGCCAGTGCAGACCACTGAGACAGTCAACGGACGCAAACGCCGTGCAGGCTTTGGTGTAAGTTATTACACTTTTGTTGGCAAGTATGCAAGTCTAACACCCACGCAAGCAGCCACAGTGACCAGTTTTATTGCTAAACAGTTTGGTCAAATAGAAAGTTTTCAAATAGTGTTGCCTCGCATCAGCGCAAACAAAGCCGCGGACTACGCACAGGCAGTGGGCAATGCCAAAGTAAAGACTGCTGCCAGTAAGGGCGCATTCAGCGTGGCATTGAAAGGTCTAGGAGCCAACAAGGCAGTATTCAAAGCCGGTGACTATTTTAAATTTAACGGACACAGTAAAGTCTACATGGTCACAGATGACATTACCAGCAACGGTTCAGGCGAAGCAACATTGTTCTTCAGTGCCAAACTGGTAGCCAATGTTGTGGTAGATGAAGTCCTAACAATCAACGCTGTGCCATTCACAGTTATACTGGATCAAGATGTAGATGAGTTTACAGTGGCCAATGGTGGCATGACCAATATTGAAGTTTCATTTAGGGAAGTTTGGTAATGACAAAAGGTTACTCCAGTTCAAGACCCAATGCCTTCAATGCTTTTAACAGTGATAGTTTTTTCAGCGTAGATCTAGTTGAACTGCACATTGCAGGCACAGGAGGATTTCATGTTTGCAATGGTGGCTATGACATTGAATATGATAGTCCCACAAGTCCCACAGCAGGTGTTAACACCTATGCTAGTCAAGGTCAATTCTTAGGCTTCAATACTTTTGAAGAAAACATAGATGTTAAAGTAGGAAAATTTACCATCGTGGCCAGTGCATTGGATACCAATGCCACTGAATTGTTGTTGAACAACTATCTACAAGGCAGCAGAGTAGTGGTCTACAAAGCATTTCTTTCCAAGACCACAGGGCAAATCTTAGACTCACCTTTGTTGGTGTTTGATGGTCAGGTCTACAACTTTAATGCTGTAGAAAGTGCAAGAACTGCCACAGTGAGCATTGACTGTTCTAGTATCTTTGCTGACTTTGAAAGAACAGCAGGACGCAAAACCAATAATGAAAGCAACTGGGCCTACCAAGGTGTTAAGTATGATACCAGTTTAGAAAAAAGTGGCCTGGTGGGCCAGTCTAGTGAATACAAATGGGGACGTCTATGATTGTGAGAGTAATGAATGTTGCGGATTTTGATGCCACTGTGATTTGCTTTGGCTACTACAGAGATCGCGCCATTGAAAGTTTACCACACATAGAAGCGGAGTATGATGAGAACTCAGTGATAAAAAGCATCAAGGCTCGTGCCAGTCGTGCTGAACATTGTTGGTTCAATGCCTACGATGGACAGCGTGTGGTAGGCTTTATTGCTGGCACATTGATCCCACAACCTTGGAATCATCAAATACTCAGTGCCAATATTGACTTCATCTTTCTGTTAGACAGTCATAGAAACATGGACAATTTTAGACAGTTAATGAAAAAATTTGAAGAATGGGCTAGAGCCTGCGATGCTACCAGCATCACTGGTGGTGACATAGGCATAGATGTAGAACGGAGTCGAACATTATTTGAACACATGGGCTTTGAACCTATGTTACTGATGAACAAGGAATTAAGCAATGGGTAAAATCTTCAGTGGTATCATTGGTGGCGTAGTAGGCTTCTTTGTTGGTGGACCAATGGGTGCTGCCATAGGCTTTGGCCTAGGCATGACCAAAGCAGGAGACAAGTTGGTCAACAAGGTCATGGACTTTGTGCTAAAACCATTCTTAGGAGCATTTGGTGTTCCCAATGATGGCGGTGGCAATGCGGCTCGAGAAGAAGGTGTTGTCATAACCAAGCGTGGTGGCGGCACTGAAGCCATTCCTGTTGTTTACGGATTTAGACAAGTAGGTGGCGTAATTACATTTGCCACCACAGGTGCAGACAAAAACAAATATCTATGGGTTGCTTATGTGCTGAGTGAAGGACCAGTAGAAGGTGTTCACAGTGTGTTCATCGATGACAATGACATCACCAGCCCAGAAGTCATAGGCGCATTAAACAGAGGAGAAGAAGTTAACCTCACCACTGGCAAATATAAAAATCGTGTAAAGATGCAATTTTGGTATGGTAAACAATATGGTGCCAATGCTGACAGTTCACCAGTAGGTGAATATGCTTTTATGAAAGAAGCACCGGGATGGCGTGTCACAGATGCTTACAACGGACTTGCCACGTTGTTTGTGCGATATGAATGGCTACAGGTTTCTACACAAGAAGAAGCCAATAACAATCCATTTGGTGGCGACTTACCCAGCATTAAAGTTAATTTACTAGGACGCAGAGTATTGCCCATAGACGGCACAGCACAAAGTCGCACTTGGTATGACGATGTCAATGATGGCAGAGAGCGTTATTCAACTAACCCAGCAGAAATACTGCTGGACTATCTGCGTCATCCTTACTATGGCAAAGGTTTAAAAAATACTGAAATTGACTGGGCCAGTTTTGAAACTGCCCGTGACAAATACAACCAAGATGTGACCTATGTGAATGGCGTCAAGGGTCCTATCTTGACCACCAACATGGTGTTGGACACAGCAGCCACTATTATGAGCAATGTCAAAACTATATTGCAAGGCTGTCGCAGTTATCTCCCATATGTGCAGGGCACTTACAAACTCAAAGTAGAAGATGCTGGCAATCCCAATGACATTACCAGTGGGGTGGCCACAGTAGAGCAGACATTTACCAGTGACAATATTGTAGGCGATATTTCATGGGGTGGTGTGCCCCGTGATTCAGTCTACAGCGAATACGAAGTAACCTATGTGGATCCATTGAACAAGTGGAGCACCAACACAGTAATATATCCTGTAACTGAAGCAGAAAGATTAGAATATCAAGCAGATGATGGTGGTCGTGTAAACAAAGGCGCAACAACATTTCCTACCATTACTAACTATGCCATGGCCTATGACATGGCTAGATTGTTGTTTTTAAAATCACGCTTTCAAGAAACATTAAACATCAAAGTTACCAGTCAAGCCATGGACCTAGAACCAGGCGACAACATACAAGTGCAGGGCAACACACTGAACTTTGAACTTGGACCTGAAGCAATACCATGGCGCATTGTCAGCATCAAAGGCAATGATGACATGAGTTTTGATTTAGGCTGTGTGTTAAATCCAGATGTGATTTATCCGCATACTCGTGCTGGTGAGCGTGACATCATTGTGCCACCATATATTCCACGCTATGAAAGTATCGTATATCCTTATTCAAATATTGACCTAAGTCTTTATCCTCCAAGTTTTGCTTACATTGGTGGAGTGGCTATTACAAGCCCACTAGATCCCCCGGGAGCAACGGACCCAACAGGTCCTACAGGCGGCGGCAATGGTGATTCGAACGGTGACCAGAATACTAATCCAGTCACCGTTCCACCGCCCCCACCACCAGTGGTAATTGAACAGTTTAACAATTTTATACAAGTAGATCGTGCTGATTATGTTGTAGAGAACAACACTGTGTCTGCAACTATTAGTTTTTTACAACCTGATAGTCCTACCTATGCTGGTGTTGACTTTTATTACAAACGCAACATTTCAACTGAAACTGTGTTTCAAACTGCTACCAGCACTACAAAATCTGGCACTGGCCAATTGGTCACACACAAATTTTCTAATTTGTTAAAAGGCCGCACACCTTATCAAGTGATTGCTAGAGTGCGTTACGAAAACGGTAACAGTAGCACAGTAATAACAAAGTTTTCATTAAATGTCAGTGGTGCTGTCAGCACAGAAGATCCTGAAGACTTTGAAGAAATTGTGCAAGGTGGTTGGGCACCTCCCAACACCACTCCGGATCCTACACGCAAGGACACATTGTTTGATTTTATACAAGCACGTCCAACCTACGCCAGTCCAGGCGTGCCTACTGCGGACCGCGGATTAGAAATCATTGTAACTCAAGACATCAATGCCAGTGCCTTTACCAGTCAGATTAAAGGTGTTAAGATTTATTACAAATTAGCCTCAGCCACTGGCTACAAAACCAGTGTGTATCTGTGGGATGGTGGTTATTTTCCTGGTCAACCCTATACTTTTACTCCAGAAATGGATCTTGGTGTGCGAACCTATCCCGCAGGAGACAATGCCAGTGACAATTTTGATTTTGTGTTTCGTTGGATCTATACTGATGACACTGAAGGCACACAACAGATTAGATTTGTAAGTGCTGACATAGAAAACAACACCAATGCAGTGGTGTTTGGTTATGGTGTAGGCAGTGGTTCACCTGTGCAGGCTCTGCGTGAAACCAGTGACGCATTTCAACCACCATTGGAACTGCCAGGCAGTGCGGCGGATGCCAGAGACATGACCATCAATGTGATCACTGCAACGGCTTTGCTGGGCAATGGTGCTAATCAAATTATTTGGCGTATCAATCCACCTGATGCCAGCAATTTATTGAATTGGTATGGTGTGCGTGTTCGCAGTCGCAGAATTCCACTTAGTGGTGGTGATGCTGGTGAATTTGTCACAGATGATTATTTGCCAGTGAGTCAAAGTGCTCCAGGAGTCTATGACATTGAACATCCCACTGTGTATGATGAAGAATATCAATATGTGTTGACTCCTGTGGTGAGACACAGTGGTGCAAAAACAGAAGCATTTACCAGTGTGTTGATGCGTGGTCGTTTACACAATCGTCAAAGCAGTCTAGATTACCCCAGCACTGGCAATTGGATCAGCCGTTTTAGAGTAGAAAACATCAGCACCAGTGATGTCAGCACAATTCAAACAACTCCGTTTGCCACCACTGATCCTTTGCCTGTGATAAAACTATGGCGCAAGGTATTCAAGGCAGGCACCACAGATCGCACAGCCAACAATGTGTATTTTGAATTAGAATACAATGTGGCTCATGTGGTGGGCTTGACTGGCGTGAGAATCTATCGCCGTAGCAACACTGGTGGACCTTATGGCACTATCACCAACAACAGTGCCAAATACTATGGCTATGGTCGTTGGGAATATGTGGATGTCACACCAGGCACCAATGCCACAACATTGGCCAATGGAAATGTGTTGGTAAATCTTCGAGGACCCATAGATCATCAAGAGTTTAACATAGCCTACCAAGTGCCCACTGCCAGTGCCGCGGCTCAGGCTCAATTGTTGTTTGCTGTTTACAATCCAGCCAGTGGCAAAAAGATTCTTAGAGACCTAAATGGTTCAGGAGGCAACAGCACTACACCCAGCACAGGTTGGGATTATGTGGTAGTGGTCAGCACCAGCAGTGGCGTCAGCGCACAATGCGTGAGATTGCCAGTAATCAATACTTTATTGACCACAGTGCCTGATTTGGCACAGACTAGACAGTTTGATGCATTTGATGAATTTGATGCAGGTTATCAAAGACGAATTACACCTGACGCCAGCAATGGCAGTCGTGCTAGTATAGCAAATGCCAATTTGTTAACAGGCACAAGTGCCACCAAAGTATATACAGCACCTACACCAAACAGAGGATCAGCCATCATATGATAACTGCAAACGGCGTATTTGATTTTGAGAACCAAGTTGTCACAGCACCCAGCACTGGCACTTGGGCAAGTCTAACCACATGGGCGGCTTGGACTAACTATGCTACCAGCACAGCAGACAGCATGACTTGGTTGTTGGATCCTGTGGATCTAGGTGATACAAAACAGTTCTGCTTGACCATAAACACACAGGCCAATGGCATTGTGGATTATTATGTGTATACCTCCGACACTGGTGCATTTGCGGGTGAAGAAGTAGAAACTATTATTCTTGCTGAAGATGCGGGCATTGCTGCCTTTACTGCAAGATATTATCAAGTGGGTGTCAGCGTAGAACGTTTGGCTGATCCACAAGTGCTCACTGGCATAGAAGTGCGTGTGGTGCAAGGAGGTAATAAATTCAGCATAAACAACATCAACACTGCGGACATCAATGACGGATCAACAGAAGGTTATGTGTTGCCCCTAGGCAGACCCGTGGGCACCATTACCAATGTGCAGATTACTCCACAAGAAGTCGCCCCTTATGCATTGAATGTGTATGTGACTGACACACCCACCAGCAGAACAGTAATTCCTTATGTGACCAGCAAAACTGGTGACGCAGTGAGTTTTTCATTGATTGGTGTAGACAACGAACCTCGTGATGCCATAGTAGATGTGTTGATAGAATACTTGCCAGAAATGTATAGAGATGGCAATGCATTAAGGGTTAGATAAAGGTTTTTTCTAGAACAAATAAATATTAAGAGAGATTAAAAATGACATTTCCAACAACAGCCATTAGCACTACTAATTTGGATGCCAGCACAGATAGCCCAGCCAGTGCTAGAGCGGATATTTTAGATGCTGTGCAAAAACTCAACACCATTATTGCTGAAGCCAATGCGGCTGGAGGCGTGGTGGTGCTCACTGGCAGTGCCAAGATTCCTAGTTCAACTATTCCAGCACAGATTACTTTGGCTGCAGGTGTGCAGGTTATAAACCCAGTGGATGGCATTGTAAACATCCGTGATGTTTTACGTTTACAACAAATGACCACTGTGGATATTTTGGCCTTGGCCACACCACAAGCAGGTGACATTGCCTTTGCCACAGATGGTGATTCAACAGCACCAGCACTGTGTTTGTATGACGGTGATGATTGGCGCACACTGAGTCTTTCAAGTCTTGGATTCTTGTCATAATGACTGACATCACAACCATAGAGCAAGAAAGCAAAGACTTGGACCTTCATGTTCAATTATGTGCTCAAAGATATGCTTTTTTAGAAAGCAGATTAGAAAGCCTTCATGTGCGTGTGGATGCCATTGCTAAAGAAATTGCAGACAACAAGAAAAGTCTAGCCACAATTATTATTACCAGCACAGGCACAATTGTGGCCAGCGTTATTGGATTACTTGTGACCATTTTAATGAAGTTTTGACCTAGATGAGTCTCTAATGCCAGGATAATATTCCAGGCCGCTACCCAAGTATGTCCCCATAGTAATTAAGTAAAATTCTGTTTTTCACACTGATAAAAACCCCCTTGCAGACACCTAGCGAAGGGGTTTTTTGTCTCCAAAACTCCACATGGCGTTTTAAATTAAAGATAGATAGTGTTATGAACAACGATGAATTCCTAAAACGCTTGAGCGAAGTGTCAGAATGGTATAGACCACAAACAGGTCCTCAGGGACAGCCTTCAGTGAGCAAAGGTCGTGCAAAACCTATCCCAGAACATCCAGGTCCCATTACAGAAGAAGAACTGGATGAAATGACCGAAGAGGCTGTCACTGAATACTATGAGCAATTATTGGCTTGGCGTGAAGCACAGCCCAATGCGTCAGTGCCACCAGAAATACTTAGACTCAAACCCTATGCTCGCAAATGTGAGGACTGCAACAAGAGTTGTGACAGCACTAGGCTTGTAGAATGCAAGCAATACACCACTGGTGTGCGTCATTGGCGTGAATACTGCAATTACTGTGAAAAGTTTCGAGATCCAAGAACCAATGAGTTTACTGTGTCAAGACAAGCCAGCGCACAGTTTTTTGGTAACTTGTATCGCAAGGACCGACCCCTACGAGTCAAGGCCAAAAAGGAACCCAAGGTTCCAGGCGTTAGAGGCAGACCCAAGAAGTTGACCAAAAGCCAAATAGTAGAACAAATTATCTCTGAAGGCACTTGGGTCACACATGAAACAGAAACATCTGTGATACGTCATTTTGTGCCTAAAAATACCAGCCTAGAATAAACTGAGATAAATAATCATGTCAGTGGCAGTCGTCCTTTATTACTGAAGACACCGCCTGCCATAGTGGTCCTCGTCTGTCACTGACCTTGTTTCCGTGTTTATGTGTTATGTTATTCTCCTAAGGCTGTCAACCAAAGAGACTTTGTTAGGAAACAAGCAGTCAAGTGCAATGCTTGACCAATAGCCCAGATTAAACCCTGGGCTATTTTTTTTGCCAAATCAGAAGACAACAAGTTTTTTTGTGTTATACTAAATACTCATGACAGCAACACTCTTAGGCACTCATTATGGCAAATCCCAAGGCAAAACACTCTAACACACAAGGTTGGTGGGCCAGTTCGAAATACCACTGTGGAAAAACTGGGGAATAACCAGACACGCAACATATTGAGGCACCCCCGTCGTGGAATACGACTATCCTGAAAAATGGAAGTGGGTTGAGGTTGAAAACAAAGATAACCAACGCATTGATATAGTATGAATGTTAGCATACGAAAACACTGGCTATAAACATCTAGACACTAGGAACGAGGTCTAGAGCGCACAATCAATTGTGTGTATCGTGGTAGGTAAGGAAAAGCACAGAGTCCTTTAGCATACAGTGACAAAAACACCTACTTCCAATTGTCTCGGCTGTGAAACCCTCACATAATGACAACTAGATGGGACCCAGCAAAACGGTTCCGTCTGACTGTAAGTTGCCCTACATAATCTAAGTTAATTATTTCAATGATGTGTTCGAAAGACAAGCAAAGAAATTAGTTAATGAGTTGAGTTCGCGAAACGAAGTAACTAATTGATTAGGACTAACGCAGTTAGGCCTTTTAATATCAATAAAAGTGCTGAAATATCTAAACCAAATAAATAAGCATATGGAAAACTATGATGATTTAGATGAGGGCTTTGAAGACCAACCCACGCTGCCTTCAGAACAACCCGAACAAAACTCTACATTGCCTCGTTGGGAATACAGTGAACGCAAGAATCCCAAATGGGGTCAGGTAACCAAACAAGGTCTTAAGGTTGGCCGTGGGCATAGACAAGCCATTGTGCCTCCTGATGAAGTCTACAGATTGGGCGCACTAGGCATGACTGATACCGAAATTGCTGATTGGTTTGGCATTGACCAACAGACACTGCGCTACAATTTTAAGGAATATCTCGCAAAAGCCCGTATAGATTTGAAACAGCGTTTAAGGCGTGCCATGCTGACCAATGCCATTACCAATCACAATGCCGCGGTTCAGATTTTCTTGGCCAAAAATATGCTGGGGATGCGGGATCAACCCACTGACACCGAAGACCAACAACCTTTACCTTGGACAGACTAAGAGATTACAGTCAAGAATCTTGGCGTGCCATTGACAGTCTCACTTTGGTCAATCTAGGCATTGAGGCAGATAGAATACACCGTTTACCCCCGGCTGAATGTTGGTGGGATGAACGGTGTTTTTGCTTTTGGGTATTGAAGGAATCACGCACAGACTTTTGGTTAAAGTTGCAGAACATTTAGCCAAAACGCCTTGACGAAACCCTAACATAAATATATAATAAACACATACACTGTAATAATGCGGTGTTGCACAGAAAGGCATATTATGGGTCAAGCAAAACAGCGTCAAGCAGAAATTAAAGAGTTGAAAAAAACTCCTAATTTAAACAAAGTCCAAATTGTAGATGCAAACGGCAAATATGATATCAATTCATACTTTGCTGAGTTAGGTGATGGTGAACATCAAGATTGGTTTCGTGAGATCCTTTTCAAAGGCTTGTTAAAACGCAATACAACACCAATTCAACTAGCAGAATTGGACAAATGGCAAGCCCTTGGCAAGACTGCTGAGCAATCAGATTTTAGTATTACTATTGAAGGTCATCCAAGACTTGAATTTCAACCAATCCATTTTAGTTACGGAGAAGGCAACAAAGAACTTTTCTTAAAAACAGTTAAAGAATATTTAGATTCTAAAAATGAACTAAAGCCAGGCTTGAGTTTTGAAAATATGGTAATGCAAACTGTTTTTATGTATAAAGGCACAGAGGCTGTGTTGCAACTAGGTTGGATTAAACACCATACAGGTAAAATTCGTAGTTTAGTCACAGTTATTCCTAACGGAGCATTTGGATACATGGATTTGGGAGCCGCATAATGAGCAAATACTACTATCACGGAACTACCTTAGTAGGTTATCACGCAATTCAAAAAACTGGATTCATTATGCCGCAGAGTGGTAAGACTTACACTAATCAAATCTTTCTATGTGACAATGATGCTTATGCTCGCCGTGTGACATTCATTAAACACGCTCAGGAACAAGGCGATGTTATTGTAGTCTACAAAATACACAAAAACAATCTACGCCGCAAACTTCTTAAAGATGGCAGCAAGCATATCAGCAATATGTTGAGTTTTGGAGATGCAACTTGGTGCTATCCAGAACCCATTGACATTAGCAGTGACACAGTATTAGTTGGCGCCGCACCTTATTACTTGAACTTACCAGAAGGTGTCAGCATTGTAAGAGATGGCACCAGCACAGGCTTAGGCTTCAGTCCAACAGCGGCAAAAGAATTTTTAGGAGAAACAAAATGAAAATTAAAATTTACACTGACAAAGAAAAGACACAAAAGATCTATGACATGGAATTAGCAGACTATCTCATCATAGTCAACAATGAAATGTTCAAAGACCATTGGCAAGTTATTGAATTTGGTGATGCAGTAATCACTAGAAAGCCCGAGAATGAAACGCTACCCTAGTGAGATATTAAGTTTTATTCGTAGGCAAAAGACAGTAAAGACACCCAATAAGATTTACATCAATTGGTTGTTGCGGCAGTATCGTTTAACTTGTAGTGCAGAAGTCATTAAAGGAAAGAAATGAAAAGCATCATAGCAATCGTGGCATTAACAGCATTAAGTGGTTGTAGCACTTACTCAACACACCTCAAGACAGGCTGTGTATGGTCGTGTGCTGAATGGGAACGGAGATTGGCAGAAGGTCAATCTAACTATTCAGGTGGTGGTGTAAGTTCTAGTGGTGGCATTACCAGTCACACTTATAACTTGCCTGGTGCGAGTTACATGGTGATACGATCGGGCTCAACAACCTCAGTGATTCAGACCAGTCGGAGTCGATAATTCACTGTTATTTTATCGCTGACATAAATACAGCAACAAGAAAGGAATAGTATGGCAAGACATTATGTAATCATAAAACAACAAACAAAATGGAGCAAGCACGGTGGGCAAGTCACTGAGGTCTCTATGGTGGGTCTAGATGATAGAAAGTTATACACCACATGGATTGATGACATGAACATGAACGCCAAGTATTGGAGTCATATCACACGCAGTCCCGATCATGGCTTTATCATCACAGGTGTCAAGGTCAAGCGCATGGTAGACAGAGATGATGTCATCAATGCAGACTCAAAGCCTATAATTGCACAAGAACATCCAGACATAGACGAAACACTAGATATTGTCATGGAGCATTGGAATACACTAGATGGACGTAACAAGCCTCCTAGTTTTGATGACTTTTTCAGAGGACCAGATGCCTAAACGAGGACCCAGACCCAGCAGTTGGCGCAGTGGCCCTGACCCTGTGCAACATCGTAAGTATCGCGCTTGGATACAGCAAAAGAATCAAGCACAGTTCCGCCGAGAACCTTGGGATTTAAACTTTGAGGATTGGCTTGGGTTGTGGGGCACGGACTACGAACGTAGAGGTAGATTTGCCAATGATCTGTGTCTTACTAGAGAAGATCTAGAACTGGGCTGGACCAAGGACAACTGCATACTCATGGAGCGTAGAGAACACATGAGACGCTGTGGAGAAAGGAAACACAATGAAAATAATTGATCCTGGATTTGATCCATTAACGGCCTTACAAAAGGTCATTGAACAAAATCAACTGCAAGCACAGCAAATTGCTGAAATGCAACTGTATTTGGAAGAAGCCAGCAGACTGATCAAGCAACACAGCATTTTAATTCAGCAACTCACTGAACAAAACACACAGATTCTATTGTTGTGGGCAAATACTCCCATTAATTCTAATAGCAAATAAATATAGTATCATTCAGGATACTATACATGGCCAAACCAGCGATTACCAAACGAGTCACTAAAGGCAGTGCTCTAACATACAGTGAATTAGACACAAACTTTCAGAACCTAACTGATGCCACAGTGACACTCACAGCAGGCTCGGGTGGCACTGCTGTGAGTAGTGATCTCAACGGCAACATCACATTGGTGGCTGGCACTGGCGTTACACTCACTGGCAACAACACTGCCAAAACAATTACCATCGCTAGTGCAGGCGCAGGCACTGTAAACACTGGCGCCAGTGGAGCATTGACATTTTATCCTAGTCCTGGTGGCGCTGTCGTAGATGACACATTAATCACTTACAGTCAAAGTGTAGGACTACAAACACTTACAGCCACTAATGCTCTCACATTGGCAGCCAATGGAGCAACCACACTGTCAGGCACTGGCACTACTGACATCACAGGCAATGGTCTAGTTACAATTACTCCTGGCACAAACAATAGCATCAGTCTCAACACCTCAGGCACTGGCGCAGTCAGCATTGGTGGTCTAGGTGCTCTCAGTGCGGCCAGTGTGAGCAATGGTGGTTCGGGTGTGAGAATTGATGGTGGTGGCACCGTAGGTATAACCAATGCTTCAGATACTGACATCTACATTACACCTGTGGGCACTGGCAAATTAATCATTCAAAATGACATCAACATTGGTAAAACAACCGCTGGTGTCACAGTGATGAGCAACTGGAACAACAACAGCACATTCATTCTTCTAAAGAATAGAAATGCTTCAGGAGTGGGTCAACTCACAGTGGGCAATAATGACATTGAATTGCAAGCAGGCACTGGCACTCACACTGGCAGCATCATACTGAAAACTGGGGGTTCAGGACGCAGTGTTGCAGTGGGTGATGGCACCAATCAA